GTAATAATTGCGTTATGAGTATCAAAAGCCGCAGTAGATACATCAGCTGCCACGTCTCCAGCATTTGTTAAAGATGAAGAATGACCAGCCCACCAAACATATTGAGATCCATTGTTAATTACATCTACATAATAGTTTGAAGAACCATCTGATTTTTTGCCATTTGATGCTTGTGATACAAATTGGAAAGTTTCTAAAACTGTTCCAGCTGTTCCTGTCCATGCGCCAGTTTTATCTACAACTGCTACATGAAGTTCATCGCCAGTTTTACTTGCAGCAGCTGCAGTATCTGATGTTCCGGGAGCAGAATCAAATTGACCCTTTAAGCCCCAACCATCAAAAACTGTGTCTCCTGAAGATACTGTACAAACTTGAACTTCCAATGCGTTACCCAATACTCCTGGGTATTTTGCAACAAAAGTTCCGTCGAATGATAAACCACCATCTTCATAGTGATCTTCATTTTTTACTAAAATTGCTGTTCCGTCCGATGCGTTTCGCGCGGCGGATCCAACAACACGTACTGTTTTAAGTGCATTACCATATTTTAAAAATGATGCTGCAGTTAAAAAGTATTTAAAAGTATTATTATCGGGCGTTCCGAAGATATTAGCTAATTCTGTTTCTGAACCAACCGTAATAGCTTCTAGGACCGGACCCCAATTAAAAGCACCCGCCGTGCCGCCAATACTGGTGGATACTGCAGGTATTACGCCCGTTGCGTCAATTTCTTTGACTTGGACGCCTGGTGATACTTGAAATGCCATTTTTTTGTCCTCTCAAATTGAGTTAATATTAAGTTTTCATAATACGGTTATATTCAATCAGTATTATTTATAAAATAACAGATTCTAAAGATGACCGCCTTTTACTTCAAACCAAACATTACCTTCGCCATCTCCTTTACCTTCTAATTCTGGTCTATCTCTTCCATCATTTATTACTCCAAATGGAAGCATATCGTCTTGAATAGCTTGTAGTTGTTCTTTATATAATAAGTTTTTCATATCAATATTGGTAATACCTTGGAAAATATCAGTTGTAGTAAACCAACCAAACAATACTAAATTCATAACCAAATCATCATGGTTTGGTGGTTGAGCTTCAAATGAGGCACCCTTAGCAACAAAGGTACACATTTCTGATATGGATTCAGCATCAACAATATCTAATTTCTTTTGTGTTATTAAATCTTTAAATGAAGAGCAACCAATTCTTTTTACTCTTCTAGTCATTGTAGCACCAATAGCATTTGCTTTTACTTGTGATTCTACAAACATATTTTCATATTCTAAATCATAGTATAATCCATTACAAACAATCACCCCTTGGTCATTTGATTCCACAATAACATATGCGTCATTATATATTTTAGCGTATTTGTAACATATATCCGGTAATAACATTGGAGATATATTATTATCTCTAAATACGCAAACTTGTTTAAATGGATTGGTGGAAACATCAATAATAGTAAATGTACTATAGTCTTGGCCTCTACCTTTAGATACATCAACTGTCATAACGTATTGATGATCTTCTTTAGCCTTTTCATATATGAAAATATTTTCACTAAAAGTCATAGGTCTTTTAGCTTTTAACGCTAATAATTCATTAGCATCAATTAAAGTATTTCCTCTACCATGGAAGTTATTTCCAAATTCCTGATCAAATTGTAACTCTGAAGTATTAGCAATAGTTTCAGCTTTCCACTTTTCATCTCTCCCAGGGACATCATGCCAATCAACTCTAAATGCTTTATATTCATTTACATTTGTTGTAGCGCCTTCCCATATTTTATGGAATACATTACCAATACCATTAGCTGTTGATGTAATAATAACCTTTGTATCTTTACCGGAAGAAACTACTGGATATGTTGAAGTATAAAATTGAGCATCATTTTCAACAAAAGCAAACTCATCTAAAAACAATAAGTTAATAGACATACCACGAATAGATGAACCACTTGTGGCTGATGCAATAATTTTAGAGTTATTACTAAATTCAATAGCGCTTTTATTTAATGATTTACACCCTGGCTGTAAATAAAATGGTAAATTTTCTAGCATAAGAGTTACTCTAGCTAGCATTTCTCTTGCTACTGCGCCTTTGTTAGCCAATATAGCAATATTTTTTTCAGGGTGGAAACATGCATACCAAAGTAAGTATGCAACTGATGAAATAGATTTACCTGATTGTCGACAAGCTAATACAATAGAAAAACGATTATCATTAAAGTGATGAAACATTTTTTCTTGGTATGGATATAAGTCAAATGGAACTAACCCATCATCAAGAGAAATAACTTTTAAATGCTCACGTGCAAAATGAGCAGGATCCATCATACACTTTTGATATTCTAAAATTTCTTCTTTTGTAAATTCAGATTCTATGCCGTCCCGTTTTACATTAGGATTGCCTAGATATCCGTATTCATTCTTTACTTTCGACATCTATTATTTTACTTTCCTTATTAGCTTTACCCAGTAACCTTTGTAAATCTGTGGTACTGCCAACAAATAAATTATTATTAGTAACCTCACGTTTCTTTTGTTCGCCAGATAATTCTTTTTTACTTTTTTGAAGATCCATAAGTTTATCAGTGACATCACCAATATCTTTTATGGCTTTAGATAATACTTCAAAGGCTCTCGGATGCTCGGATTCTCTGGCAAGTTCAGCTAAAATTTCAAGAGATGCTGTTCCAGTTGTGATTAATTCTTTGTACGTTGCTCTAGAAAATTCATAATCATCTTTAACTTCAGTTTGATCTTTTGTTAAAGCTTTTGGTTTAGATTTTTCCGGCAAGTTTTTATTTAATGCGTCTTGCATTTTTTCTTTCTTGTCCATAATATACCTATGTTATAGTTACATTAACTGTATAGTTATCATCCTCATCCGCAGTTGACGGTGTAATTGTGAAATCAATTTCTTCTAAATTATTTAAATTAGCAACATCAGAAGTTGTATCGATATTAATTTGTTTAATAATCCCTTGATCAGCCGATGGACCAAAGAATTTCATTTTCATAGTAAAATCCAATTGATATGTTAAAACTCTTCTTGTTTGGAAATCGCCTTCATAATCATCTGCTATATTTACCCCAGTTAAAATAACTGGAACATCTTGCTTATATTGATATCCATCAATTGGTCTAATTGTAATTGTATACTCAGGCTGAAAATATGGCAATATTTGTTCTACAACCTGTAAGCCATCATCTTGGTTTTTTGCTAAAATGTATAAAGACATATTAATATTATATGCAACTTGTTGTTTTATTGTTTTCTTTTTATTTGAATCAGTCGCATGGTTTTCTAATATAACATTTCTTTTAGCTAATTTTTGTGTTGAATCTAATTCTAATGAAGTTATTTCAAATGCCATTCTTGGAAGCTTAATAGCCATTGAAGCATCAGTATTTGTATTTTGATCTAGCCTTGCTAAAAACTTTTGCTTAGGACCATAGGCCAATGGAACCTTTACTTGGTTCATAACATTACCACTACCATCTTTTCTAATAACACTAATATTATTGAATAGCGTACCAAAAACCGCTACGGCTTTTCTCATTGTTGCGTGATAAAAATGACTACCAAACATTAATACGTCTCCGATGGATCACCAAATGGATTTGTTTCAGTAAAGTCTAAGAAACCATCAGCTGAAACTTCAAAGTTATAATTTTGAGCGTCACCATCATTGGCAAATGATTCTTCATCAGAAACATCATATATTTCTGAAATATAAACTGTTACATTTGTTTCAGCGCCAACTAAACCAGTACTATTAGATACATAAAAGTCTTTAGCGTCTGTTGAACCTGTTACACCAATATTAGATATTGTAATATTAGTATTAGTATTAGTTATCTTATCAATTGTTTGTATTGTACCAAACACACTAACTGCTGGGTCAGCCGTAATAACTTGAGTAACCCTTTCACCAAGAACAAATGATGCATTTGCGGCATGTGTAACTGACATAGCAACTTGATATGTATTTTTAACTTCAGTTAAATCAATTGCTTCGACACCAGTATCAAAGTCTTCATCATTATATTCAAATAAGCTACAACTAAGTTTATAAACTGGTAAATTAGATAATTGATAAAATGGTTGTTCGTGCTCAACAAAAGATATTTCAAAAAACTTATTAGTCATTGGCAAGAATAATAAGTCTCCTTCAGATGGCCTTACACCTTCAATGGTATTATTCCATGTACCAACTAAACTATTCCATTGTCTTCTAGAAATAATAAATGTTGCTTCATCCCTAATTTCTAAACCAAACTTTTGGTATAAATCCCCAGACCCTTCAAATCCATCAGAATTTTCAATATAAGCTTCGATTAAATATGCGTCATCAAATTTAGATGAATGATCTTCACCTAAAATAGTATCACGATTTACTAATGTTCGTGGAATATAGTAGACATCTTGTCCATATATTTTTAAAGATTCAATAATTAAATCTTCATATACAGACTGTTCTGAAGCTACGGCTTGTGAAAAGTATACACTTCGTGGCATTATTTACCCCGTGTAAAAGTCGACTGGTTGTTCCCAATTCAATCTAACTTCTTCGTTTAATTTTTCTATTTCTTCTTTTGCATCTTCTAAAATTTGTCTTCCGTTAAATGTAACCCCGCCAGGCATTACCATTCCTTCAAACTTAGAAAGGTTTACACCCCATTGTTGTTTAATTAATGCAGTGGCATATCTTTTTAAGAAATAATCGTTATATACATCAGTATAAGTTGTTGGATCTAGTATTCTATAACATTCAACAATGATATATTCTCCAGCTTCTATTTCTTGAGACCAATCCATATCAACTCTTAATTGATTCTTATGTCTTTCAAAATTGATATGCTTATCGTCTGAATCAATAATCATATCTAACATAGATAACCATTGCATTGACATTTCGTAGTCTAGCAATGAGCCCATATAACCCATTGAATAAATGTCATTTAAATGCATTTGATATCTTACATCAAACATGTTACTGGTTGATCCACCTTCTCTTAGTGGAAAAATTCTAACAACATCAGTTACTAAATCATTAATTGGAATATAACCATTTGTAATATTATCTGCAGTAACTTCATGCTTTAAATAAACTTTTTCAATGGCATCGGCATGATAGTGCTGATAAAACTGTAAAGCTTCATCTATTCTATCTTCTACCTGATCGTCATCTACATTAATTTCAATTACAGGCGCACCTAATGCTCTTAAGCAATAATCAATTAATGTACTTCTACTATTTGGTTTTGCCATTATGTTTACCCTTTATTTTCTAAGTCTTTTATGCGACTCTCTAATCTATTTATAATACTTTGTTGCTCTTTCAAAGCTTCCACTAACATTGGAATAGCTCCATCATAATTAATGGTTTTAACCTCTCCAATGTCTTTATCTTCAGCAACGCCTACTAATTCTGGAGCATGCTCTTCAACTTGTTGAGCTATAAAGCCAACTTGATCTTTACCTCTAGATTCTTTTTTCCAATCAAATATTACGCCATCTAACCCCAGTACTTTATCTAAACAATTTTCTAAAGGCCTAACATTTTCTTTTAGCCTAATATCAGAAGATGTATTAGTTGAATATGCTGTAATGTTAGCATCAGCGTGGAAATTACCATTGTCATAAAATAAAAATTCACCAGAATTATCAGATCCAAACATTGAAATGTAATCTGCCTGATTATCAACTTGGCGGCACCTT